GCCTCAGCCACATGGTGGTGCGATCAATCGTTTTAAAAAAGGGTATTCAGGAAATCCTAAAGGTCGGCCTATAAAATGCGTGGCTCAAATAAAAATGGACGGTTATAAATCGGAAGAAGTTCGAGACACTGTACAAAAGATGATCGCGTTGAACTTGGACGAATTAAAAACTATTTACGAGGATAAAAATGCGACTGCTTTAGAAATGATCGTTTCTTCAGCTATTAAAAAATCCATACAAAAAGGAAGCCTAGAAAGTTTAGAAACTTTATTAACTCGTGGGTTTGGCAAAACGCCCGCTAAGCCGAGAGATTCGGGTATAAAAATACCTGAAGTATTAACAGAAAATGAAGCGGATAAATTGAAGAATGAAATTTTACAAGCTTCTTTAGGCGGTAGAATTCGAACAAAAGACGCTGAGTCTTTTTTCAAATTAATAAATGAACGGATTGGTAAAATAGAATTGAATATAGAAGAGGTAGAAATGCCAGATGATCCAGTGGAAGCTTCGAAACTTTATCAGAAATTAATGAATGTCGATTGATTTTCAAAAACCCGACTATTTAAGTGTTTTTAAACAACGTAAAAAACGATTAGCAGAATTACGTAAAAATCCTGGGGTGTTCGCGGCATTAAGGAAATATTATCGTTCAAATATAGCGGATTTTATCAGTGACTGGGGTTGTACGTTCGATCCGAGAAACCCCGAATTAGGGCGCCCCGCGCACATCCCGTTTATCTTATTCGATCACCAACGTAAGTGGGTTGAGTGGTTCATAGAGCGTTGGAAGACCGGCACGTCGGGTATAACCGAAAAATCGCGACAAATGGGCGTAAGCTGGCTATCTGTGGCCGTAGGCGTTTCAATGTGTGTGTTGTATGAAGGCGTTAACGGGTGTTTCGGATCGCGTAAAGAGGAATACATTGACAAGTCGGGCGACCCTAAGAGTTTGTTTCACAAAGCCAGGCTTTTTATTTCCTCCTTGCCCCCGGAATTTCGCGCTGGTTGGACTCAAAAAACCGGATCAGCGCATATGATCCTACGGTTTCCTGATACTGGATCATCATTGACCGGGGAAGCGGGGGACAACCTAGGACGCGGCGCGAGTTTAAGTTTTTATTTTGTGGATGAGGCGGCATTTTTACCGCGTCCGCAAATTGTCGAGCCCGCTATATCGAGTGCTACGAATTGCCGCATAGATATTTCAACGCCGCACGGGCGTAATAATCCGTTTGCCGAAAAACGATTTAACGGGAACGTATCTGTATTTACCTTTCACTGGCGTGACGATCCAAGAAGAACCGAGGAATGGTATGCGCAGAAATGCGCGGAGATCGGCAATCCCGTCATCATCGCGCAAGAGTTGGACTTAAATTATGACGCGTCTGTAGAAGGTGTCGTTATTCCTGCAGAGTGGGTTCGCAGCGCGGTAGATGCACATGTAAAACTAGGTTTAGAGCCCTGCGGCTTACGTATGTGTGGCTTTGACGTAGCAGATGAGGGCGCTGACCTTAATGCATACGTAATGCGCTACGGGTTTTTAGCATATTCTCCCCACCAATGGCGCGGTAAAGGATCGGACATTTATGCCAGTGTGGAAAAAGTCATCTCAGCGTGTCAAGTCGAAGGGTGCGACAGTGTGACTTATGACGCGGATGGCGTAGGGGCGGGCGTGAAGGGTGACGCAAGACGCATAAACGGTTTAAGGAATTCAAAAGTAAAATTTACGCCTTACAACGGCGGCGCAAAAGTTTTAAACCCGGAAGGGCGCGCGATTGGCGACCGAATGAATAAAGACTTTTTCGAAAATTTAAAAGCGCAGCAGTGGTGGTTATTGCGTGAACGATTTTTAAAAACGTATCGTGCCATTGTGGAAAAAATGCCGTTCAAAGAAGATGAAATCATTTCCATATCGTCGCAGGGGCAACACGTGCAGCGTTTAGTTAACGAATTATCGCAGCCGACTTATTCAGATACGAAAGTAGGTAAAATAATAATCGATAAAAAGCCGGATGGCTCGCAATCGCCAAATTTAGCAGACGCGTTAGTAATGGCGTTTTCAGATGTCCGTAAAAAAGGGTTGTTCTATGTTTAAAAAATTATTTAAGCGCGATCGAAAAGTAGAAGAACCGAAAACGCCACAGAAATCCGAGCAAGAGGCATTTTCTACACACCGTTTTACGCTTGACGGGAGAACAACCCAGGACGTGTTAGACGAAGCGATACGTAATACGTATCGTGTAACACAATTAAAGAATGTGAAAGAAAAAGAAGGCTTTGCGCAAGATTCAACGATGCCATCCGGACTCGTTTACAATGTGCAGGCGCAGAATAATCTAGACGCGTCCATAATCTCATGGTACGGCTTGCAAGGGTATTTACCGTATCAAATAACCGCGATGGTGGGGCAGCATTGGCTTGTGGATAAAGCGTGCACAATGCCCGCGGAAGACGCTGTAAGAAAAGGTTTTGAAGTAACGATTAACGATGGGGAAAAAATCGAACCGGAAGTTTTAGCGGAAATTGAAGATTTAAATAAGAAATTTCAGCTTACGAAGAACATGATTGAGTACGTTCGATTCGGCCGAATGTTCGGTATTCGAATATGCCTATTTTTAGTTGATTCAGATGACCCGGATTTTTATTACAAGCCGTTTAACCCAGACGGGGTGACGCCTGGCAGCTATAAAGGCATGTGCCAGATTGATCCGTACTGGGTTGTTCCCGAATTAGATTTTAAAGCGGCGTCGAACCCAATGGATAAGAATTTCTATGTACCCACGTGGTGGCAAGTTAACGGGAAAAGTATCCACCGTTCGCATTTTGCGATTTACGTAGAAAGTGAAGTTGCGGACTATCTAAAACCTACGTATCTATGGGGCGGTGTGTCAATCCCGCAGAAGATTGCGGAGCGCGTATATTGCGCGGAACGCACGGCGAATGAAGCGCCGCTTCTCGCTATGACCAAGCGCATTTTATTGTATAAAACAGATTTAGAAAACGCGGTACTAAATCAGCAAAAGATAGTAAATAATTTAGAATGGGCAGTTCAAATGCGGAATAACTACGGGTATCAAGTTATGGATACCACGGAAGAAGTACAGCAACTTGATGTAGCGCTAGCTGATCTTGACAGTGTGATCATGACGCAATATCAGCTTGTAGCGTCCATCGCGGGCGTTCCGTCGACAAAGCTACTAGGTACAACGCCTAAAGGGTTTAACGCGACTGGCGATTACGAAATGACTAGCTATCACGAAACGCTAGAAAGTTTGCAAGCGAACCATTTGACGGATTTTGTCGACGCGCATTTAGTGCGTTTAATGCGCTCCGAAATTACGCCGAAATTTAACACGGAAGAATTCAAGATAAAAATAAAGTGGGAGCCGTTGAAGAGTGCAACCGCTGAAGAGCTTGCGAATGTAAATAAGTTGAATTCTGAGACAGATTTAACGCTTTCCCAAACGGGTGCAATTTCGGGCGAAGATATTCGGCAGCGTCTAATAGCTGATCCGGATAGCGGGTATAACGGGATCGAAATGTACGACATACCGGACGAAATGCCAGATGAAGAAACCAGCGAAGAAGAACAAAGTGGTGTACCAGGGCAGGCGCCTAATGCCCCCGATCAGCAAAGCGATAAAGTATCAAAAGATACTTAAAGCATTAATCAAGCGTATGACAGTTGAAACAAATGCGGCGATTAAAGCGTTATTCATTTCAAAAGCGGCGTCGGAACATTTTGCGCAAGACGAAAATTTACCGAATTATTCGCAACGTGTTTTACGTAACTTGCAAGACACGTTTCAAAAATTATTCGATTCTGTTGCGCCAAAAATAGCAGATGATTTTGTTAATGATGTGGATGAATCTAGCGAACAATCCATGTCGCAACTGCTGTTAGGCGTTACCGCGGCGGGGGTTGTACAAGGGTTAACGAATAAAAGTAAAAGCGCTTTAAACAGCCAAACAAGCGTAGAACTAGGGTTTTTTCCAAAATCAACATTGAAAGGAAAGCGCGTTGAAAAGATTTTAAACGCGTCGATTTCGGAAAATGTCTCGCTAATAAAATCTATCCCGCGTGAGTATTTAGCGGAGATGGAAAAAACAGTATTCCGCGCGGTGACAACGGGTAAGGGCCCGAGCGACATTTATAAAACGGCAAAATCACAATTAGAGCTTTCAAAAGATTTTAAAAGCCATTTAAAGAACACGGATGAAAAAGTAAATAGACGCGCCAAGTTAATCGCAAACGATCAAACGAGAAAAGTATACACGGGATTAAATGCGGGGCGTATGAAAAACGCCGGCATGGATCGGTTTAAATGGTTGCACAATGGGGGCTCTGCAAAACCCAGGCCGTATCATTTAGACACACTTAACGGGAACGAATATAGCATATCTGACCCGCCGGTTATCGACCCGAAAACAGGCGAGCGCGGGTTACCCGGGCAACTCGTCAACTGTCGTTGCAGTATGATTCCTGTGATATCCGCGGAGGATTTATCTGAGGATGAATAAATATTCATTTATTTGCATAATTATGCAGTCAATATATAAATTCCCACATATGGATAATCGCATATTTTTACAATTTTGTAAATAGGAAAAACAAAGATATGTCAGCGCAAGAATTAGATTTAAACGGCTATATCAATATAGAAGATAACCCCATTTCGAAAGAAGGCGTTTTCCCGTACACCGGCGCGCAAATAGGCACACGTGAACAGATCGAGCAAGGGATAATTGATCCGAACCGGATGTATAACGTGTATCGCCCTGCGGAGGAGTTACTTGATCCAGAATGCGTCGAATCGTTTAAATTGATCCCGTTTACAGATGAACACGAGCTACTTGGCCCAACGGAAGAGGGGCTAACCCCCGCCGAAAAGAAGGGAGTGCAAGGCGTAACGGGTGAAAACGTATATTTTGATACGAATGACGGCTATTTAAAAAGTAATCTTAAAATATTCTCTGAAAAACTATCAAATTTGATCCAAAAAGGGAAAAAAGAATTGTCTATTGGGTATCGTTGTGTCTACGATTTGACACGAGGCGTATACAATGGTATAAATTATGACGCGATTCAGAGGAAATTGAGGGGTAATCATCTGGCGCTAGTCGATATGGGGCGAGCGGGCCCAGATGTAGCCGTGCTTGACCATTTCAAATTTACAATCGATTCAAAAGAGATCAAAACGATGAACGAAGAAACAACCGCAAAGCCATCGCTTGAGGAAGCCGTAGTTAACGGGCTAGGCGCTATGCAAGAAGCAATTCGTGGCATAGCAGAAAAATTAGAGGCGCTTGCGTCCGCTGGGGCTAAGGCTGCAGACGCAGATGTAAAAGTAGAAGACGCGGATACTGACGAAGACAAAAAAACAGAAGATGAAGGCGAAGTAGCGGCCGAAATGGGCGACGCTAAAGAAATGAAAGACGCAATGGACTCAGCAGTTAAAAAAGTTTCCTTGTTAGAAAAAGAAGTTTTAGCTATGAAGAAAACCGGATTAAAAGCGTTGATGTCAGAATTAACGCATAGAAATGCACTAGCTCAAAAGATTTCACAGCATATAGGTGCGTTTGACCACTCCGAAAAAACAGCAGAAGAAGTCGCAAAATACGGCGTTGAGAAACTTGGCTTGAAATGTAAAGCAGGTCAAGAGATTACCGCCTTAGATTCGTTTTTCCACGGTGTATCCGCTAAAGATTCAGGGCAAGCGGTTTTTGTCGGGGATTCTGACAAAACGCAAAAAATCAACATTGATTCAATTTTAAAAGGTAAATAACAATGCCACAAACACAAGTTTATCAGAATCAAGCCGCCGGTATTTACGGCGAGCTTTATGACAATTCCCCTGTACGCGCGCGCGCACTTATTCTGCGATCTGCGAGCGCGGCTAATAACGTATTTGGGCGAGCGTTTACTATTGTTGCTGGGCAAGAAGGGGTAGCGCAGGCGGGCGGAACTACGCCGTTTGCCGGGTATTTAATTAACCCGAAAGCACACGCTTCCTTTGGTACTTCCGTAGGCGGGCCATTAGCGTCGACTTTAACTTTGCCGAACGAAGTCGTAGCAGACATTTTAAACATGGGTTGTATCTATACTTATTTACCTGCCGCCGCAGCCGTTGGGGATTTAGTCGTGTACAACACTACTACCGGTGCCCTAGCCACTATCGTCCCAGGTGCGGTAGTACCGGGCGGTTTTGCTTACGGGTATGCCACTGTTGATCAATTTCCTGTAACTGCTGCCGGTATCGCGATTATTCGTATAACAACCGTTCCTGCAATCCCTGCTTAGAGATTATAAAAATGCAAAATATACAAAACACAAAACAACATGGCTATGTAAGCGGCCGAGAATTTAGCGCGATCGCAAAAAAATTAAATGATGTTTTTTCAACTGACGCGGGCGTTGCGTCGTATAAAGAACTAGAAAAGATCGGCGTTCATCTCGACCAGGGCGCGCAATCTAGCGTCCGGTTTTTAAATTCGGTTATGGATCAGTACCCAATTAACCCCATGCAGCCGAACCTAACAACGCCGAATATTATTACTCCTGTTCAATTTTTACAGAACTGGTTACCCGGGTTTGTTAATTACTTAACGTGGGCGAGACGTATTGATGAATTTATCGGTATGAAAGTGGTAGGTTCGTTCGAAGACGCACAGATTGTACAAGGGTTTAATGAATTGACTGGCGAAGCGGTGCCCTATGGTGATACCAGCAATACTACGTTCAGCTCTTTTAATACCACGTGGGATTATCGTTCTGTTCAACAATTCAAAATGGGTTTGCAAATTCCCATGTTGCAAGAAATGCGCGCCTCTCGTGCCCGTATTGATTACGCTTCGAATGTAAGAGAGTCCGCGCTTTTAGCATTAGAAATTTTGCGAAACGCGATCGGGTTTTACGGGTGGAATGACGGTTTAAGCTTAACTTACGGGTTTTTGAATGACCCAGGTGAAACAGCGTATCAAGTGGTAGCTACAGGTTTGTCCGGTTCTACTACGTGGGCTTCTAAAACGTACCTTGAAATCTGGGCGGATATTCGTACCGCCGCAGCATATATCCGTACTTTATCCGGGGATAATATCGATGCGCACCGCACTCCAATGACTTTAGCGGTGGCGACCAGCGTGGTCGACCAGTTAGACAATATCAACAACTTAGGAAATCAGTCTGTTATGCAATTAATCAAACAGACTTACCCAAGCATGCGCGTACTTTCCGCGCCTGAATTAGATAACGCGCATTTAGGCGACAACGTATTTTACATGTACGCTGATAGCGTTCGAGAAGACAACGGATCAACTGATGATGGTGCTGTATTTGCGCAATATGTTCCTTCTAAATTTTACACTTTAGGCGTAGAGCGTAAAGTAACCGGGGTTATTGAGGGTTACGCAAATGCTACGGCAGGTGCGTATTGCAAACGCCCTTACGGCGTCGTTCGATACTACGGGATATAGGAGAAAAATCATGCATACTATTATATCTACTGCAACGGCTGATACAGATTATGTTTTGTACAATCGTACTGATACAAATGCAGTTCCAGTTATCGCGGGGAAAGTGCGGGTTAAAGGCGGGGCGAATTTAGCTAAAGGCCGTCGCGGGCAGAGTCTTCAAGATGAAACCCCGCTTGCAGGGCAAACCGTCGTAAGTAATGAACAGCTTGAATTTTTAAAGAATGACCCAGCGTTTCAACGTCATTTATCCCGCGGTTTTTTAGCTATTATCGGGGGCACAGATAAAGTTGAAAAAGTTGTTAAGAATATGACGCCAAAAGATAGAAGTGCGCCTTTAGCAAATACGAAAGATGAAAGATTACCGGCGGGGTTAAAACCGGAATTGATTAGCAAAGCGAACGGGTAATGTCTGCGCCGTACACGATCGACATCCCGCAATTTAGGATAGATTTTCCGCAATTTGCGGATGTTATTGCCTACCCTGATAGCGTGATAGCAAATGCTTTTACACAAGCCACATATTACGTAGAAAATACGGATTTTTGTTATTTGACGGGGGCGGCGAGGTACTACGCATTAACGTTGATGACCGCGCATTTATTGTTGTTATCTACGTGGATTAATCAAGGGCAAGTTCCTGGTCTTACGACACAAGCGCAGATTGATAAAGTAAATGTGTCACTCATGCAGCCCCCCGTTAAATCTCAGTGGGCGTGGTGGTTGAGTCTGACCGGTTACGGGCAATCGTTACTTGCACTTGCTAGAGCAAATTCGGTAGGCGGGATGTATATAGGCGGCACACCGGAAGGATCAGCAATTCGTAAAGTTTACGGCACATTTTACACGTGAAAGTTAGGCGGGTTAAAGGCGAGTCATACGAAGCCTTTCAAAAGTTCATAAAAGACGCGGAAGAAAAAAAAGCGTTAAAAGTTGGGTTTTTAGGCGATTCAGAATACCCAAATTCAGATTTTCCAGTTGCTAAAGCGGCGAAAATTTCTGAATTTGGTTTTCCTAAAAAAAATATTCCCGCGCGTCCGTATTTTAGGCCCACGATTAAAAAGAATGAGCGGAAATGGGGCGTATATCTTTATAACCAGTTTAAAAAAGCAGTTCTTGGTGAGCTAGAGTTTTGGCAAGCGTTTGAACGACTTGGCTTAGTTGCGCAAGGCGATGTTGTAGAAGGGATAAACGCAGTACATTCCCCCGCATTAAAGCGCGCAACTGTCCGCGCTAGGTATAGACGATTGAGCGGCGGTTATCAGAAAACGATAGATATAAAAAGTATCTTAAGCAATAAAAAAGCCAGGGATAAAGACATAGAGCAAAACCGGGCCCCGAAAGATAAGCCACATTCATTAGAAAAACCGCTTGTTGATACAGCGATAATGATTAAAAGCGTAAATTATATTGTGGAAGAATCCGAAGAATGATACCCGGTTCAAATTTACTCAATGTCGCATTAAGAACAATTGCAGAACAAACGGTTAGTTATTCAGTGTATTTGACACGTGGGGCTAATGAGATAGGACAACTTGTCTCTACGTATGATACGCCGGTAGCGTTGAAAGGTAGTTTCCAAGCCGTCCCGCGTGACCTATACGAACAATATGGGCTTGATTTAAGTAAATATTATGCGCGGTTTTTCGTTTCTAAAAACGCATTGCCTGTTGAGCGTAATGTGTCTGGTGATCAAGTCACGTATAGCAATAAAGTTTTTAAAGTAGAAAGTGAAACAGACTGGTACGCGATGGACGGTTGGGCGGAGTTGTTGCTAGTCAAAATAGACGATGAATGATAACAGTATTATTAAAGTTTTGCGTGATGTTTTACTAGCGGGATTAGCTGCGAATGGACAAGCAAGCGTAGCCGTACAGCAAGCATATCAACCGACGCAGCAAGGCGCGAATACTGATCCCTCTGTGTATTTTTTTAAAGTTGGCGATAATCGATACGGGTTTGTAGAAAGAAAGTATTCGTACGGTACGTTAAATTCTACGTTGACCGAGTCACAACTTTATATTTCTACTTTTCAGATTGAAGCATGGGTTCGACAAGTTCCTACTGCCATTGTGGATTATTCGTTACCCACTGCTTCGGATTTAGTCAATTTGTGCGCAAGAATATTATTAACGCAAGCGGCGATAGATACATTTAGCGCAAATAACATAGGGCTTTTACGAATAAATGACGTTAGAAACCCTTTTTTTATTGATGACCGGGGGCAGTTTGAGGCGTCCCCCTCCTTTGACGTTCAATTAACATATAAAACGGACATGGTTAGCCTTGTCCCTTCTACAACAGAAGTCACCGCCGAAATCTACGAGGTTTAAAACATGTCTATAGCTTTTACAAAATACGTTGATATCACTTCTTTTACAGTAAACAACCCGCTTGTAACCACACGTGATTATATTACTAGAATTTTCACAACGAACCCATTAATACCTACAAATTCTTTTGCAGAGTTTACTAGCCTCTCACAGGTGGGGGATTATTTTGGCACAAGTTCGGAAGAGTACGACAGAGCCGCTTTTTATTTTGGGTTTATTAGTAAGACTTATTACAAGCCGCAAAAATTATCATTTGCGAGTTATGTGCCTGTCGCGGTTCCCCCAAAGATTTTTGGTTCACGTTTTTCAACAACATTAACGCAATTCCAAGCGATTAGCGCTGGTTCTTTTCGTATGACGCTAGGCGCGGTTACAAATGACATTACTGGTTTAGATTTTTCAACGGCTACAAGTTTGGCCGACGTTGCAGCAGAAATCGAGTTAGCGATTAACGCCGAAACAGGCGTACAGTGGACGGCGGCGACAGTCACGTATGACGCTGCACGCGGTGCGTTCAATTTTGTAGGTGGCGACGCAGTAGACGCGGTTATTTTAGTAACAAGCGCGGGCGTTGGAACGAATATAGTAAACACGATTGGGTGGGGAAGTTCTGCTATTTTTAGCGATGGTTCTACCGCAGTTAGTGTGACTGATACTTTACAAAATTCCGCGGACGCTTCGAACAATTTTGCAACATTTTTATTTATGCCCTATAGCGTATTGACGCTTGACGAAATCATCGAAGCAGCAGCGTGGAATGCGGCATATACGCCAAATATCTCATTCATGTATTTAGTACCTGTTTTAAGAGATGACGCAAGCGATTATAGCATAGCGTTAAACGGGTATGCCGGTACGGTAGTGAGCGAATATACGAGCATTAGCGGGTATGTTGAAATGCTGCCAGGCGCGGTATTAGCGGCTACGCGTTACGATTTACAAAATTCTGTACAAAATTATATGTTTCAACAAAGCGCGCTGTTATCTCCTACTGTTACAACTACGTCTGACTCGGACACATTAGACAATCTAGGAATTAATTACTACGGGCAAACCCAAGCAGCGGGCCAGCAAATAAGTTTTTACCAGCGCGGTACTGTATACGGCACGGACACTGACCCACAATTTATTAATATTTATGCTAACGAAATCTGGCTAAAAGACGCAATGGCGG